AATTAGCGGCATTTAAAGTTATGCCTACGCCCGTACTGACTTGACCTATGTAAACACGACACGTCGCAATGTTATTAAACGTGTCCATAGCTGAAGTGAGATCTTCACGCGCCATGCCTCCTTGAACACGTACGTATTCTACTCCTAACACCTTTAACATGTTTTCTAAATCATCGAGCTCAGCATTGAAGTTCGCCCAGATAATTGCTTTGTTTAAAGGTTCCTCAATAATAGCTTCTAATAAGCCCTTACACCGATCTAAACGGGCGTTGGACTTAAACCTATGCACAACTACCGCAGGTTCCTTCGTAACTACTTTGCAGGCTAGACTGTACGGTTTAATGCCGGCAGTCACGCACGAAGTCACTGAAGGACAACCATTACAAAGGCCCGGGTTACGTACGCTCATATATACGAAACCGCTACTTATTTGATCTACTTTTCCCAATAGCGTAATTGTCTCGTCCGCTATTACATGCGCAGGACTAGTCAACCCATCTGCTTGACAGAGTGTTCCTTCTAGCATTTGGTTCTTCAAGGCAAAACCCGCACCGAGGCATCTGTCTACGACAAAGGTGTTGTATTCATGCTTTTGGTCGGGGTAAAGTGCAAAGTATTCATCAATGACATGCTGATCAGGTAAGTCTAAACATTCTTCTTTTGTTTTCTTTAGACTCACGAGTTTAACGCGGTCATTCATAGTCTCAAGATTCTTAAAACCTAGAAGCATCTTGGGTACATTGTCATCCTTTTCCCAATCTGGGAATACGCCAAACATTTTCCTAAAGGCCCACCAGTTTTCAGGACAAAAATAAGTACCTAAGAATCTGAGCTGCGCGTACAAATCAAACGGCGAACCCAACGACGGAGTGCCGGAAAGCAGCACACGGCGGCGTGCCCGGAGGGCTAACGCAGTAACCGCAGTAGTACGTTTTGAAAACGGTGATTTTAATTGATGAGACTCGTCTACGATAATTGCACTGTAGTCAATCTTTAAGAGAGCCTCGGTATATAGAGCAGCACTTGCATAGGTAATAACCGTAACCGTCGGTGTACACTGTTGCGCTTTAAGTAAGCGGGCAGTTTTTTCTTTCTTCGACCCGTCGATAATTAAAACATCAGAGATCTCGCCATGTTTCTGGAACTCTGCCGCCCAGGTACTGAGCATCACAAGCGGACATACTACGAGCATCTTCTCAGAGGTTAAACGTTGCAAATCAACGGTTATTTTACATTTACCAAGCCCCGGAGCATAAAACAGTCCTGCACGTAGATTCCTATAAAGATGCAACACACCATCTCTCTGGTGTTGGTAAGGCGGGGTAATGAAACTAAAATCAGAAGGCAGCGCTACGCAGCTGTCCAACGCCTTCTCGTGTTGAACAACTTCGGGAGAAAGACTGAGATCCCGTACAGCTTTCTTCAAATCGTCAAGTACGATGCGATGCACAGGATGAAAAGCAGGAAATCGCCAGGTTTGGGAAGCACCGGAAAAAGTCGCACCATATACTTTTTTCACTGCCCCTAGCGAACATTGCAGTGTAAATATGGGAGTGCCGTAAACAGTTCCAAGTTTTAACGTGTGCGTCACGTTTACTCCTATCGAGGATACCCTACATGTCAAGCGCTGAACCAGGTGTGTTAGATCTCGCAGGCGGGTCGCGCGGAGGCAGTAGCCATCCCAATCCGATGTTTGACTTCATTACGGGCTTTGCTCCCCGTAAGTTGAAGGATTTGTTTCGTTGGGTTGAATACCTCTACTATAACTCTGCGCATATCTTTGCGGCATTGAAAAAGTTTTCGGAATATCCGATTACTAGGGTAACAATTAAGTCTAACGACGAAGCCCTGACGGATAATTGGGAACGCGTACTGAACAAGTCCATAAAAATAAAGAACGTGGCCATCGCCTCGGGCTTGGACATGCACTTGTACGGTAATTCGTTTACGTCCGTTTACCAGCCGTTCAATAGATTCCTAGTCTGCACAAAATGCAAGGCTAGAACAGGTATTAAAAAGGTTAAGTACAAGTTTAACTTAAAATCCTTGAGTTTTAATTACCACTGTCCTGCTTGCCATTCGGCCGTTTCTGGCAAAGTCCTCGATGAAAAAGCAGCGGATGAAAACCGCATCAACGTTATCCGTTGGGATCCTAAGCTCATAGATATAAATCACAACCCTATTACGGGTGAATCGGTTTACTACTACACGATACCCCAAGACTTGAAGCACAAGGTCGAAAAAGGGGACGCGCACATTATCAATACGATGCCTATAGAGTTCTTAAAGGCCATCAAAGATAATAAGGTATTTGAGTTTGCCGAGGGCCAAGTCTATCACATGAAGATAGATCCTCCAGCAGGGATCTCATCCCAGTGGGGTTTTCCGCCTCTAACGACAACAATTAAATTGTTCTTCTATACCGCTGTACTTCGCAAGGCCAATGAGGCGATAGCCTTCGAACACATCGTGCCATTTAGAGTGCTGCATCCTGCGCCCATAAGCGGCGCCGCAGATCCCGCACAAATGGTAAATTTGATGAAATGGCGTCAAGAACTAACAGCCAATATCAAACGTTGGCGGCGAGATCCTCTACACATCATGTTCGCGCCTGCCGCCTTGGGCGTGACAATGATGGGCGGACAAGGCCGGTCTTTACTCACACTTGGTGAGATTAAAGAAGCCGAAGAAGAAATTATTGCTGCAATGGGGATTCCAAAGGAATTCCTTTACGGCGGTCTTTCCTTTAGCGGTTCGTCTATTACCCTGCGTATGTTAGAAAACCAATTAGAGACATACACAGCCCATCTCAATGAACAATTAAATTGGATTATAAAACAAACGTCTAAAATCCTTGGTTGGAAGACCGCGGAAGCAGAATATCTGCCGTTCAAACTTGTAGATGACACAGTTCAAAAACAAATGGAACTGTCGCTACAACAGGTTACGCAAGGGATGGTATCGAATACATCGTTACTTGAAGCTAGTAATCGTGACATTAACGAAGAACGTAAAAAGAGACTTCAAGAGGGACTTGACGAAGCCCGTATGCAAATGGAATTGCAGCAGAAAGTTGCTAAACTACAGAATTCCCTCACACAGCAGGCGCAACAAGAAGCCCAAAATGGAACAGGCTTGTCCTATAATCCTACTTCTGTAATTGCACATGCTGAGGCGTTGGTACAAGAAATTAGCCAATCAGACCCGGGTACCCAGAAATCCATGTTGTCTCAATTATCTCAAGAAGATCCTGTCATGTATGCTGTAGTCAAAGATCGTTGGCAAACAATGCAAACTGTTCAAAAACAACAAGCCAATGCCGGTATGACTAACGGAGCTGCGCCACAATGAGAGATTTCATGCAGGCGCTTGAGCAAGCTCAGAAATTACCTGATTTATCTGAGAATGAAAGCCCTATTCCAGATCTCTTACGCGGAGCCGATCTAGATAAAGCGGTTCGTACTATTGCACCAGGTACGAACGGCAAAGTAACAGGGGCTACCGAATACAGCTTTGAGTATCGGTGCGCACGGCTTCAGATCGGTAAAGAGCTGTCCGGATTTGAAAATGGGCAAGCTACCTTTGAGGAAATAAACGAGTCCGATCGACTTAAAGAAATAATGGACATGAGTCTCGCGGGGGAAGCTGTAATAAGTAAAAAAACAGAAACGTTCTTAAAAGACGGGACTGTTGTTATTTGGTTAGAGTGGCTGGAACCTAAGACACCCGTGGCTAAAAAAGACCGCGGATTTATGACAACCGCGGAACTTCTAGCTCCCGAAAAGTTACCAGATGATACAGATGAATCTGGTAACGACTTCAGTTACTCGAATTCTGACAATGAATAGCCTGTCCTACCCAAACACAAGCCTTTTGAGTAGGACTTGTAACTAACCGCGAACGGGTCGAACAGGTTGAACGTTCATGTCAACTTTCTCCGGCCGGTGATAGTGTTTGGGCCACCAGCTGTTGCAGAGTTTCAATATCCGTGTGCTTCACCACGGTATTTGAAATAGGCCCCTTACTTCGGGGATGCTGCCTTGGATTAGAAGGTTGCGGCGGTCGACTCGACTGCCGCACCTGTTGACTCGCCTGGAAACAATTCTGACAGAATTTCCGACTACCGTGAACCCACGGCAACCCCCGATACAACACAGGGGTAACTTCACTCAATACAATCTCTTGTACTTTGGGACATCGCGTGCAGCCAAATGTCTCAACAATAATATTTTCCCAACCACGAGGATTCTTCTTACGAAGAAACTCCACGGTTTCCTGCGTAGGGTCCCGCAACCAAACGCCTATTTCGGTTACCCGGAAACACGTGCAGAACTCCTCCATGTGCACGGGCAATTCCCGCATACACAATGAGCAATGCGTGCGCTTTTCGCGACTTACATCTAATCCCCAGATGTTCCTATAAAACTGTGCCAACTCACACAGCTGCGCGACTGAGAAGTCTAATCCGCACCTGTGACAGTTCACCTGCGCTTGTTCGTAGGCTCCCCGGTGCACTTCTTTGACGATCATCATCGCCATCCTCTGATCAACCCCCGCAAACACCGTTTCAAAGAGTTTCGTCTGCTGTGTAAGCTTTACTAGCGCCTCATAGCTAGCAGTTTCCAAACCGTCCTCCTCAATCAAGTAAGCAGACAGCATAAAGGTGTCTACATGTACTTTTACCATGAACGGTTGCTGTATTAGGAGCAGACCGCGTATACTACGTCCACGTATGTCCGAAAAATTACAGCCATTATTAGTCCATTCAGATACGCGTCGTGCACAGATACAGCAGAAAACTATGGACGGCTTAAATGCTCTTTTTCCAATTATAGGAAAACGGAACACGCTAGAGCTAAAAGACTTAAGCGTTACGCATAAAGAATATTCGCCTACGGATCAAAAAGAAGCTCTCATGAGTGGGCGCACCCTGCATGAAGCTATCCACGGCAGTGTCATCCTGCGCGATAATAAGACAGGCAAGGTACTTGACCAACAGAAGCGTACGCTGTTGCATCTACCTTATTTCACAAAACGGTTCACCTTCATCGTAGGCGGCACCGAGTACGAGGTTCCTAGTCAATTGCGTTTAAAAGCGGGTGTATATACGCGTGAACGTAATAACGGTGAATTCGAAGCAGCCTTCAATCTAAGTAAGGGCTCTAATTTCCGTCTGTCAATGGAACCCGAGTCCGGCAAAATAAACATGGAGTTAGGGGCATCTAAAATACCCTTACACTCACTGTTGCGTTCCTTGGGCGTACCTGAGAAAGAAATAATTGCTTACTGGGGTGCGGCCTTAAATAGGGTAAACGCGGCGTCTTCTAAAGACAAAGAAGACATTATCCTAAACAAGATTCTACTCAAAATAAAGCGCCCAGGTGATGCACTGCCTACAAGCCTTGAAGGTAAGCGTGAATTTGTACACAAGTATTTTGAAAATACTGCGATGGACCCTGCCGTTAATGCCCGTACCCTGGGTAAACCCTTAGCCACTGCAAATGCGGTAGCGTTGTTAACCGCGTCCAAAAAACTGATCGACGTACACAAGGGCACCGCGACAGGCGATGATCGTGACAGTCTAGAGTTTAAGACTATTCATTCGACAGACGACTTCTTTAAAGAGCGTCTCGACGTTGACGCTAAACGCACCATTGTCAAAAAGCTTACGAACAGACTAAATCAAGCACAAGACAATAGTGTAGAACATATAGTACCTAATTCGGTTTTCACGAAGTCTATAAATAGTTTTCTAACTAGCGCAGCTATTTCTTCGAGTCCTACGCAGATCAATCCATTGGAGATAATTGATTACGCAGGTAAGATTACCTCTCTTGGTGAAGGCGGCATAAGTAGTGAACGCGCCGTGCCTTTTGAGTCGCGCAAAATACACAATACACACTTCGGAATTCTGGATCCTGTACGAACGCCTGAAGGTGGAAAAACAGGTATTGATATACGTGGCAGTATGACTGCCTTTAGAGATGACGCGGGCAATCTGTACGCATGGATGAAAAACATGCGCACCGATAAAATGGTGCATGTACCAGTCATGACGCTGGCTCAAAGTACGGTAGGTTTTTCAAACCAAGATCACCGCACGCAGTGGGACGCTATTAGAGGTACAGAAATAGTATCCGTACACAAAAAAGACGTGGATTACGCAATGGCGGATCCTACGCATATGTACTGTCCTGCAATGGCGTTGGTACCCCTTATCAATGGCATGCAGGGAAACCGCGCCATTATGGGTTCAAAGTTTCAGACACAAGCATTACCTTTGATTGACCGCGAAGCACCCTACGTACAAGCTAGAGGTCCTTATAAAGGCGTTAGTATGGAGCATGAGCTTGCAATGCTCGTGTTACCGACATCTACCGTCAACGGCACCGTAGAAAAAATAGACGAACATTATATTCATATTCGTCCCAACGGCGAGAAAACGGCCGCGACAGCGCCCGCTTTAATAAAGGTTCCCTACAACAGTTACTTTCCGCTTGCGTCTAAAACGTATCTTCACGATGCCTTGAATGTGAAGGTAGGGGACAAAGTTAAAAAAGACCAAACGATGGCAGAGTCTAATTTTACTAAAGGTGGCGCCATTGCCCTTGGTAAAAAC